TATTTTCGAATATTAGAAAAATACTCTTCTAATTCGGCGTGTTTTTTCGGGTCAGAATGTGATAAGTATCGATGATAATGATTTTTATTCATTAAGAATTTCAATGTAACATCATCTACAAAATTATTAGATTCAATGTTCTCGATATCGAGATTATTATTTGATAAATCCATCAAAATATACTATTAGCAAATATTTTATAATACTATATTTCCAAATCCAAATCCAAATCCAAATCCAAAAATTCTTATTTTTTTGTTTTATCATTATTCTGTTGTTTTTTCGTTTTGCGCGATAATTCTTTTGCTATTTTTTTCTGTTCTTTCTCTAAATCTTTTTGAGCTTTACGTGTAGCACGTTCTCTAGCAGCCGATTCTTTTTGTAATAATTTATTTAATTTACGAGTTTCGCGTTCTTTTATTTTACGTTTTTTCTCATGTTCTTTCGCAATACGTTTATCCTCTTTTTCTTTTTGTTTTGCGTATTGTTCTTCATCTAAATCGACTAAATCATCCATAATTTTTCCTCTATATTTATCTACTAAATTGACTAATAAATCGTTTTTGAAATCCTCTTTGTGGTCACCTTGCTTTCGTAATGCTTGTCGTAATTCCTTTTCTTCCATTTCAATTTCCTTTTCATTATGTTTTTCTTCGGCAATACGAGCCTTAATAGTTTTACGTATATTACCGTATTTTTTCTTACGACGTTTTTCTGTTTTACGAATAGAATCTTTCAGTTCTTTTTCGATGACTATATTATCTTTTCGTTTTAATTTTATTAAATTACGTTGAGTTTTACGTTCATCCCGAATAGTCATTTTAATGACACTTCTTTCTAATTCCGATAAATCTTCTTTTAATAATGATTTTAATTTTTCCAATTTTTTCTTATATTGGAGAACATCCAATTTGAGTTTATTCTGTAATTCTTGTATTTTTACGTTATACAATTCGATTTCATCATCGTAACTTTTAATAACAGGATGTTGTTTGACTAATTCTTTTAATTTAGAATTACCCGTTATTTTAATACCACAATTATTTTTCAAAGCATATAATACTGTGTTTTTGTATTTATCATAATCTTCTATAAATTGTTCAGTATTTTGTTTTACGCCAGATAATGATTCTTTTCTAGCCAAATTACGCTGTTTGACAAGTTCTCGAATTTGTTTAATACTATCACGAATAATTTTGATTTCTTCTTTTGCTTCAGCAACCATTTGTTTGATATTGCGTTTTACTACGGTTTCACATTGTTTCAATGATTTATTTTCTAATCCATTACATACTTCTTTTTTCAAAAACGAGAACATGTTCTCATTCACTTCATTTAATTCACCTTTGAGTTTATTATTGTTCTCGATAATTTTATTTTTTAATTCATTGATATCAGATGACATTACGTCGCGAACTATTTTTGTATCAAAACGTTTTGCTTGTTCAATATCGGTAATAATAGGAGTATGAATGGGTTTAATGATAGGTTGAGCAAATTGTCTAGCATCTTTTTCACGATTCAAATAACTGACATATCCGGCAATATCATTCAAATAACGTTCTCTACCATTTTCCGTGAATTTACCATTATTATCCAAATAAACATTGGAGAACTCTTCAAAATTAGTCGGCATTTGTTCTCGAATTGGTTTCATAAGATTGATTAATTTAATGAGTTCAAGTGGGTCTTCAGTAATAGGGGTAGCAGTCATTAACATAAGTCTTACAGAATCTCTACCTGATAATTCATAAGAATTCATAATAGCTTGATGTAGTGCGTTCATATCAGGTCGTTCGATGCTAGATAAATCACCACCACCATATAGTTTATGAGCCTCATCAATGATAAGGAGGGTTTTACGTAGAGGGTCGGCTTCACCATTTATTTTAACCAAGGTTTTATAAAAAGCATTTTGTTTTGAAACTAGATTACTGAATTGTTTATAAGACATAGGACGAATACGCCATGAATTCGATAACAACCGCATACGTTTATTTTGTTCATCTGGAATAGTCAATTTAGATAATGTTATTTTATTACGAATAGGCCCGCTACATACTTGGTCAAACATATTTTTCCATATATCATTTTTGAGTGTAGTACGAGTAACCCATAAAATAGTATATCCTTCACGTTCAAAAGTATTGGTCGCTGCCGCAATCGCACTGCATGTATTATGCGTTACCGTAAAATCGCCAATTAAATAACGATTATTGCCATCTAATGTAAAACCATAATAATTACCTTTTCCAACCAATTGAACATTAATGCCAGTTACGAGAACATTTTTCTTTTGTTGGCGTTTTTGAACTTTTTTTCTTAAAATTTTAACAGGAATTTCAGTCAAATTATCACCATTAATAGTAATTCTATAGTAAATACCAGTTTTCTTTTCACCTTTATATGTACAAGATTTCTCACATTCTTTCATATAAGTAGCATATCCAAGAGAACGACATAAAAAAACAATATCTTCTGCTAATATCTTATTTTTCTGTGTAATTTCATATCCTGTACCATCACTGTAACCATCTGAATCAATTAAGCCAGCTAATAATTCTAATCTGTTTTTACGGTCATTTACTTTATAATCAAACGGAATATGCTTGTTATTAATTAGATTATATTTTTGTAATGCTTTTAGTAATTTATTTTCACCTTTTGGAATAGAAGATGAAATGCGATAATCGTAACCGCTTTGATAATTAACAGATAAGTTATATTTAGGCATTTCTTTAAAAAGGTAGTATAGAACACGCGAATCTTGTGTAGTAATAAGAGGGTCTCGTTTAGAACCATCGCCTAACCAAAATCCAATAATATATGGGTCAAAATCAATTTGTTTATTTTGGAATTCAACGCCTGTTCGATATCCTTTTAAATTGTTTTTAACATTATTAGATAGTTTTAAGAATTCATTTACAGAAACCTCGTATATGTAATCATCCGTATGTAATTCATCTAAAAATATATTGGCTTCTTCTTTGCTTGTAAATCCTTTAGCCTTAACTTTACCAGTTTTATTACAAATATAGTTAGCGACAAATGGAATATTTGGTTGTCTTTTACCTACGTTTTTAACTCCTAAACGTGTTGGTTTTAAACATAATATATGTTCAGAATTAACAGTATATTTATCTCCTTTTATAGGAATAACGTCATACATATTATCTTCACCATTTGCTAACGATAATACAGTTCTAGGTGTAGAATCGTCGCCCATTAGTTTGTCTCCAACTTCTATGTCTTGTACCATTTTAATTGTACCATCATACATTATTATAGGGGTATCTATCGCATGACATTTTCCAGTACCCACACTATGATACAGCATAATACCTTTACAAGGATTCGATGTAGTAAAATATTTACGAACAAATTTTTGAGAAGGAGTATATTGAATAATATCACCAGAACCACCTTTTTGTAAATCCGAGCATAAGTTCTCCATTTTGACGGAATCCCACGCTAGGTCACTATAATGTTCTCGAATATGTTGTTTTAATTCTTCATAATTCATACGTTTTGGTTCGTCATTCGATAAATTATTACTCGAAATAATAATAGGAGGTACATCTCTAATAACAAGGCGTTTTGGTTGGCCACTACCACCAGATTGTTTATCATCAAACCCACCATTATAAATAAATTCAGCACCTTCAGGTAAATCTTCTTCAGCATCCTCATTCGGTATAGAAAAACTATGAATATTTTTATTCAATTCATAATCAACAGAACCAACAATAGTAGTTTTTTCCAAATCGTGAGCAAAATTGAAAAGACGAATATCGATATTCATTGTTTTTAAATATAATTCCATGGCAGTTTTAGCACCCAAAAAACTATTCTGTATTTGGTCGGGTATTGATAAATCATAAACAAAAACATAAAGAGGCCAACCTAATCTAGGATGGAATTCTAATCCTTTTTGACCACATGTTCTCGTACCACGTCCAATAACTTGTTTTTGGTCGGATTGTACGGTAGATGGTTCAAAAATATGTACATATTTTACATCAAATAAATCAATTCCCTCTTTGAAACCACTATCCATAATAATAATACGAGCAAGTTCTCCATTTATATTTTCTGGACGTTGATTGAATTTTTTCAAAATAGCCTTTTTATTGATAACACTAATACCTTGATCATATACAGAAACAGAAGATAATAGATAAAAATTATTGGATTTAGTTTCAAGTAATGTTTCATCGGATAATAATTCGATTTTACCGTATTTTTTTGTTTTTTTATCGGTAGTTTCATCGTTTTCATGTTCCTCTTCTGCGTCAGAATCAGCACCATTATCAATGGAGTTTTTAGCGTTTCTTTTTAATTTGGCACTATATCCTAATTTCATTCCTTTAGAAATAAGAGCAGACGCTAATAATTTGGCACCATATGTACTCGATTTCAAATCTGAAAAAATGAAATGTTTGAATAATTTTCCGTGTTTTTTCATATCAAGTTTATCGAGTTGTTCTATTTTTTTCAAAAGAATGTTTAATTTTGGTGAATTATTAGGGATGTCATTTAGTAAAGTTTCTGGAGAAAAATGAGGAGTATCGAATTTATATTTATTGGATGCTTTACTCCAATTCGATTTCTTGCGTACACAAGAGGAATTAAAAGATATAATGGCGTCATTTTCTATAATTTTTTCTAAATTTTTCGAATTAATGTTTTCAGGGGATAGTCCAATATCAAAATTCATGTCATCGTCGTCAGAATCTTCAGCATTATTATTATTATTATTTTCATCGTCGGATTCTTCAACATCTACTTCCATAGCTTGAGAACCTTCTGAATCAGATGAATCGGATGAGTCATCAGAATCAACAGATTTTTTATTTTTTTTTGAGTTTTTTGAGTTTTGAATGTTTTTTTTATTCATTCTAAATTAAAAAAATATATAATATATATATCATTATATAATATAAAATGACTACACCAGTACCAAATTATTCAAATTTACCAACATCAACAACCAATTTAGGAGGTCCATATCAAGGATATTCTCCTCAACAAACTACACCAAGTTTTAAAAGTAGCGAACAAGTAATGGTAAGAGGAGTATTACGTAGAGGATGGAATACTAGTTACGCTACTGGAACAGTAAATGGAAAAAAACGCATTATTACACCATTTCGTGCCGTAAATAATTTAGGTGATTTTTTGAGTCGTGAAAATTATGTATGTGGTGGTCCAAACCAAGTAAATGCCAGTAAGCCGGGCTGGAAAGGTCATATCGGTTCGATTATCTCTCAATGTGATGGTACAGGCATTCCTTCATCAACATGTAACGTCAAATTCGTCCCAGATTCATCTGATTATACTACTTATAAGAAACAAGTTGCTTTGAATACCAATTATAATGATTTAAAAAATGGAGGTGATAAAAACAATGCATCGTATGTATCATTAATGGCTGTTCGTCGTTAATATAATAAAAAATATTTGTATAATTTGTATTATATTCGCTTTTTTTCGCTTTTATAGATGAGATTACACGTCAAACTCCTGGCATTTATCCAGAGATATATGTATAATTTCCATCTAATACAGAGAATCGTAAATCGATAGCAGCATTCGGGTCACCACTAAAAGTCGAATTACCAACATATCTTTCTATTCCATTACCAGTACCAATGTCTGGAATACCTAATAACACATATGCTCCGCGATAATTAATAAAACCGGATGGTGTTGAACCGAAAGTACTAGAACCACCACAACGTTGTACAGCTGAAATTAAACCAGCAGGTAAAAGAGCAGGTGACCCAGCTAATTTAGGTTCATCAAATGTAGCAATAACTACAATAACAGATGATGTAAGTGAGTTTAAGTAATTGATTAAAGGTGTAGTACCCGAACCACCAAAGACATCATATCTAGTTGCGTTTGTAACACCCGTAGTGCGGTCTATTGTGAGAACATTATAACTTCTAACAAAAGTCGATGAACTTGCGTTTGCTATTGCTGTGCCAACTGGATTAGTCGAAGTATAAGAATAAAAACCAGGTGAAATTCCGTTTGCTGAAAATCCAGAAATATTTACTAATACACCAGATATTGCCGCTAATCCAGCAGAAATAACACGATAATAATTTGATTTATTATCCCTTATTCCTATACTAGGTCTATTAGTAACTTTTAGAGGGACTCGTGAACCACTTCCACGAACTCTAGCAAGAGCATCAATTCTAGGATTATTATCATTTCCAGAATTGAACGACACAGGGCCAGATTTTTGAATTGCCTGTCCGGTAGTATTCATACGTCTACGAAGAGTAGTTTGTGAAGCATCGCGATTACCGCCAATCCATTTTTTCTGTAATACGGTTTTAGCTCCATCGACAACATATCCATGTTGAATAGCAGGCGATTCACGTTGAATAACAGAAGTTCCTGTCTGTGTTAATGAATAATCAACATTAGGTTGGAATGCTTTATTGAATAATTTTCGGTCGATTTCAGAAGATTGTTCATTGTTGGATGTAAGATTTTTCAAAGGCATAGCATTTTTAAAATTTAGAATATTATTGTTAATTCCACGAATAACAGGTATTCCGTTCATATATGTATATAATGATATTTTATTTGTTGTTTTTATTTACTAAATGATAATAAAAAAAGATAACTTACAAAAAGAAAATGAAAACCTATTTTCAAATATAAAATTATCCTATAATATGATATAGTATACAAAAATGTATAATTATTTAGTTGAATTTTTTGGGGCAGCTTTTTTTATTTATGTAATTTTAGCAACCGGAAATCCGCTAGCTATTGGAGCAGCTTTAGCATTAGTTATTTTATTAACAGGTAGTATTTCAGGGGGTCATATTAATCCAGCAGTATCTATTGTAATGGCATCCGCTGGAAAGTTACCAACTACTGAATTAGTACCATATTGTTTAGCTCAAGTATTTGGTGGTTTAGTAGCATTGGAACTATACAAAAGATATAAACTATAATAATCGTAAAAATGATACCTTATAAAAGTATCATTTTTAGGCAAATTATCTAGATTTTTGAATAAATCGGAAAACTAAGAAAAGAGCAACAACCGTAAGAGAACCAACATAAATATTAGTAAAAATATTCATTTTATTATTTTTCTTAGACGATTCGTCGTCTGTATTTTTCTGTTTCATATCAGAATTTTCAAGATGATTTACGTGATTATCTAATAATAAATTATTAGTATCATTATCATTTTTTGCTAAAACGACGTATTGTTCTTGTTTATCAGAATTCATTTCTTTTTTGATAATAGCATCTATTTTCTCATTAAGTGATGATGGCAAAAAGGCAATATGTTTATTTTTTTTTTCATTTTTATATGAGGTAGGAGTATTATAAGAAGAATATTCTAAATCTTCATTATCAATTAATTGGAAACCTTCAATCATTTTATTGATATCACGAAATTTATCGAAATCAGAAATAGGAATAAAATTATTTCTCTTTTTGTTAGGTATATTATCAATGAAATTTGACATTTATGATATATTTATAGTGATACTTTTTTACATCTTTTTTCAAATATTATTTTTCATAAAATAAAAATCGTTATACAAAAAGAGTTTAAAGATATTTATTGAAATATAATTAGAATCTATAAAAAATGTGTGGCATTTTCGCACTATTAAATAATGAAACTGAATTTGATAAAAACTTTATAATAGAACAATTTAGAAAAGGTGAGCGCCGAGGCCCAGAGTTTTCTAAATTAGAAAATTTAATGATAAAAGCACAATTTGGTTTTCATCGGTTAGCCATCAATGGATTGAATAGTGAATCGAATCAACCATTAATAATAGAAGAAATAGGTTTAATTTGTAATGGTGAAATTTATAATTATAAAGAATTATACAAAATGATGGGAATAACACCACATACTGAATCAGATTGTGAAATAATTATTCATTTATATAAAAGGTATGGTATTGAACAAACATTACAAATACTAGATGGCGTATTTGCTTTTGTATTGATTGATTATAGATTAACAAATATGGATTCAAAAGTAATTGTGGCAAGAGACCCATATGGTGTTAGGCCACTATATTTATTAAAAAAAACGAATAATCAATCGACATTTTATATTAAAAAAAAGGGTAAATCGAATTTTTTGAATAGTTTTGAACCAGCGGAAAGTAATATTTTCGGTTTTGCTAGCGAAGCAAAGATGTTATCTGAATTTAAAAACAAAATGAATAAAAATATTCAAGAAAAAAAAGAATCAAAAGGAAATTTATTTGAAAAACAATTAGAATTGATTATGAATGATAGACCATTTGAATTGGAAGAAAATATGTATACGGTAGAACACTTCAAACCAGGAACATATAGCGTATATGAATTAAAATATCGTGTATCAGCAGCATGGGAATTAGACCAAGAAAGTATAGTATATCATAAAATCGGATTCAGTAAAATGCCTGTTGAAAATTATGTACAATTAGAAAATATTTCATTAGACTATACAACTATATATAGAAATATACAACATTATTTATTCAATGCTGTCGAGAAACGTTGTTCAACAACTGAGCGACCGATAGCATGTTTATTATCAGGTGGGTTAGATAGTAGTTTGATAGCAGCATTAGTAAATGAATATCATGTAAAATACGATTTACCTACGATAGAAACCTATAGTATAGGGTTAGACGGTTCTGAAGATTTGAAATACGCACGTATGGTAGCAGATTATTTGGGAACAAAACATACAGAATTGGTTTTAACAGAAAAAGATTTTTTGGACGTAATACCACATGTAATTCATGATATAGAAAGTTATGATACAACTACTGTTCGTGCTAGTATAGGAAATTGGTTATTAGGTAAATATATATCCGAAAATAGTGACGCAAAAGTTATATTCAATGGAGATGGTTCAGATGAGTTATTAGGAGGATATTTATATATGAACTACGCACCAGATTGTATTGAATTTGATAAAGAATGTCGTAGATTATTAAAAGATATTCATGCTTATGATGTTTTACGTTCAGATAAATGTATTTCATCTCATGGATTAGAACCAAGAACACCATTTTTGGATAGGTCTTGGGTACAATATTATATGTCTATACCATTAGACATAAGATATTCAACAAACAAAGATAATATTGAAAAATATTTACTAAGAAAAGCATATTCAGAAGAATATTATACTAATCTATATTCAAAACCATTATTACCAAAGGAGGTATTATGGAGACGTAAAGAAGCATTCAGTGATGGAGTATCGAAACAAACACGTTCGTTATATGAAATTATACAACAATATACTACAACTCAATTAATGATGGAAATTATAGAATCAAACGATGAAAATGAAGACTCAAATAAAATCGATATTGAAAATATGTCTAATAAAACAAAACATTTAAATCCAAAAACACCAGAACAATTTTATTATAGAAAAATATTCGAGGAGTTTTATCCTGGGTTAGGACATCTAGTACCATATTTTTGGATGCCCAAATATATCGAGGCAAATGATGCCAGTGCTAGGACATTATCAATTTATAACGAAACATTGAAGGTAGAAAAATAGAATTTCTATTTACAAAAATACAAAAATAATATTTTTGTGAATAACAACCAAGTGTAAAAATATATATGTATATTTTAGCAGAATGAACATAGTATATCAATTACTATTGAAATTTTTCAATGAAGAAAAAATAAATACATCATTAATGATAGTAACTACATTTATTTTGAATATAATACAAACAAATGGAATTTCTCATATAAGTGCTAGTATCATCAATTCAATAAACAACAAAAATAAGGTAGAAGTAACAACTTATTTCAAATATTTCATTTTTGTATGTATCTTAATAATCATATGTTATAGTTATTATAAATATTTTCAAAATAAAATATTAACAAAACTAAGACAATGGATACGAAATGAATTAGTTAAAACGATACTATTAGTAAATAATGAAAATTTTAGCGAAATAAATTTTACCAAATTGAATTCACCAATCAATCGAATATCATCAGTAAGTTTTATGGCTTTTAATGATATGATTACGTATATATTACCGAATATAACATTTTTATTAATAGTATCTATCTATTTCCTTTATAAAAATATTGTATTTGGCGGAATATTTATTTTGGGAAATATCATATTTTTATTGTATTTGTTATACAATTGGAATTCAATGATCGAGACTAATAATGACTATGAAAAACATGTAGGTGATAATGAGTCATATTTGATAGAAATATTAAATAATATTGATAAAATTATTTTTAGAGGACAAGTAAAATCTGAGATAGAAAATTATGCTGAAAAAACAAATATAAGTATAGATAAAGCTTTTTCATTTTATTCAAATACAAATTTCCATGGAATCATGATGACGATTATCATGTTTATTACGATTTTTGTATGTGTAGGTTTTATTATTTATTTATTTTTCGAAAATAGATTGGATTTGAAAGTATTTATTACATTTTTCACGATAATTTTGTTGTATAGGGAAAAGATGATGACAGTAATACAACAAATACCAGATTTTATTGAATTCTTTGGACGTTCAGAAGCAGTTTTGAAACATTTTAATTCTATGGGTATTGATATTTTGAAAGAAACGAAAAAATACAAACATATCGATTTACAATTCAAAAAAATACGTTTTGAAAATATATCATTCAAATACGCATCGAACGATAAACCAACATTCGAAAATCTGAATTTATCAATAGACACGAATGATAAAATAATAGGATTGACTGGATTATCTGGAAATGGTAAATCGACGATAGTGAAATTATTATTGAAGTTATATAAGTTACAAAATGGAAATATTTATATAGATGGTGAGAACATTGAGAATATTGATGCGAATTATATTAGAGAAAATATAACGTATGTGAATCAAACATCGAAATTATTCGATAAGAAAATTATAGATAATATTCTTTATGGTTGTAATAATATAGATAGTTGTAATGAGAACTTGAAAGAAATATTGAGATATTCTACAATAAGAGATTTATTCAAAAATCTAGATATTTTTAATAAAAATTCTGGTTCTCTTGGAGAGAACTTATCAGGAGGTCAAAGACAAGTAATTAATATCATAGGTGGTTTAATAAATCCATCGAAAATATTAATTTTAGATGAACCGACGAACGCATTGGACCCAGCATTGAAAATCGAAGTGTTGAATTTGATAAAAGAATTCAAAAAATATAAACAGTGTATTATTATTATTACACACGATAGAGATGTTTATAGTATTTTAGATGAAAAAATACAAATATAATCGTTGCGTGTAATCATGCGGACAATCATGGATATAATATTTTTTATAAAAAACGAAAAATATTATACAATTTGATATCTAAAAATCAGCATTAAATTCAAAAATATCAGAATCAACGGTTTTATTAGCCAATGCGTACTCTGAGTTAGTACGTTCGAAAAAATTTACTTTGGATTCAATACTAATTAATTCCATGAAATCGAATGGATTTTGTGAATTGTATATTTTATCATAACCTAACTGTAAAGATAAACGGTCAGCAACGAATTCAATATATTGTGACATCAAAGTAGCATTCATACCAATCATACGACATGGAATGGCCTCTGTAATAAATTCTTTTTCGATTTCAACTGCTTCTTTTATAATATCATGGATTTTTTTCTTAGGTAATTTACGTTGTAATTTTGAATATAGTAAAACGGCAAATTCGGTATGTAATGCTTCATCACGTGATATTAACTCATTTGAGAATGTCAATCCTGGCATTAATCCACGTTTCTTGATTGCGAAGATATTGGCAAAGCTCGATGAAAAAAACACTCCTTCAATGCAGGCAAACGCAACAAGACGTGTAGCAAAACTACTACGTTTGTCACCAATCCATTTTTTTGCCCAATCAGCTTTTTTTTTTATACAAGGGTAATTTTCGATAGCATTTAATAGATTATTTTTTTCGTTTTCATCACGCACATATGTGTCGATTAATAATGAATATGTCTCACTATGTATATTTTCCATAGCAATCTGAAATCCATAAAACGCACGAGCCTCAGAATTTTGAACATCGTTCATAAATCTAGCAGCCAAATTTTCAAGAACCAATCCATCTGAACCGGCAAAAAACGCAATAATCATTTTTATAAAATGTTTTTCATCTTTTGTTAGCTTATCCCAGTCGTTTAAATCTTTCGACAAATCAATTTCCTCGGGACGCCAGAAACAATCAACCTGTTTTTTGTACATTTCCCAAATATCATTGTGTTTAATTGGGAACATTACAAAGCGACTATCGTCAGGAGTTAATAAAGGTTCCATAAATGGCTGCTCGCTCATTATTTTTTGCCTAAATAATATAATAATCTAGATTTTAAATTGTTTAATAAATCAATTTAGATGAAATAATGTTTTTTTTAAAAAAAATAAAACATTTGAACGCATTGTAACGCTTAATTTTCTACAAATGTATTTTCTAAGGTTGTATTTTCGAAATTTTTGTTATCAAATTCATCGTAATATAATTTGATTATTTCTAATAATTCTTTATTTTCGTCGTTTTCTATGCGTTTTATTTGTTTTTTTATTTCTTCTTCCAATAAAGATAAACGAACAAATAAATACGGATTTCGTTGTTTTCCTTTTGCCATATATTTATCTGGATTAAATCGAATAAAAATAAATTTACCTCCGTGTAACATAAACAAATCATCATATCTTATTTCTTCATCTTTTTTATTATAGGACTTGTGCTGAAACTCATCTGTTTCTATACATAATAATGTATTTCCAATCAATTTACGGTGGTCAATGCGTCGTCTATGAGTACAATCACAGTTGCCTGTCCATAATGGTTGATCATGTGAAAAACCATCGAATTTTGAATTAATAAAATCACGCACAGCTATTTCTTTTGTTTTTGATTTCATTTGAAATGTTAGAGGGTCATTTGGAAATGTAAGTTGATAACAGTGCTTACAATAACCTTTATATTTTGGATTAGCTGATGTCTCAATACAATATGTTCCTTTACATTTTTTTGTATGTACATTTACCATTCCATCTAATTTACAGTTATTACAATATTCTGCTGGTTTGTCTTTATAATTAAATGATGGAATTGACAATCCGCATACACACATTTTGTTTATAAGATCAATCATTCCATCTAATTTGCATTTCGAACAATATTCAGGTTTCAAACCATGAAAATTGAAATGTGCGGTTGTTCCACATTTACATTTTTTATTTACTATGTCAATCATTCCTTCTAATTTACACGAGGAGCAATACTCTGGCCTTAAATCTTTAAAATTAAATATTGGTTGTGCTTTTCCGCAATTACACAATTTGCTTATAACATTTACCATTCCATTTAATCTACAATCTTTACAATATTCAGGTGTCAATCCTTCAAAATTAAAACTAGGTTGCGATTTTCCACAATTACATTTTTTACTTTTAACATCAATCATTCCATCTAATTTACAATTGCTGCAACATTCTGCGTTCAAACCATGATAATTGTATCTTGGTTGAGTTTTTCCACATTTACATTTTCTTTCTGTTACATTTATCATCCCATCTAATTTACAACTACTACAATATTTTGCTGTAAATCCTTCTAAATTAAAATTGGGTTGTGATTTTCCACATACACATTTTTTTTTAGCTGTATAAACCATTCCATCCAATTTACACGAGCTACAATATTCAGGTTTCAACCCAATAAAATTAAATTTAGCCCGCGATTTCCTGCATTTACACTTTTTGCTTTTAACGTCAATCATTCCATCTAATTTACAACTACCACAATATTCTGCTGTCAATCCTTCTAAATTGAATGTTGGTAATGACTTACCACAATTACATTTATTGCTTTTAACGTTTATCATTCCATCTAATTTACAATAGCAGCAAAATTCTGCGTTCAAATCATGATAATTGTATCTTGGTTGACCTTTTCCACATTTACATTTTTTTTCGGTTACATTCATCATTCCATCCAATTTACAACTGCTACAATATTCAGGTTTTAACCCATAAAAATTAAAATTCGGTTGTGACTTACCGCATTTACATTTTTTACTTTTAACATCAATCATTCCATCTAATTTACATGAGCTACAATACTCTGGCGTCAATCCATCAAAATTAAAATTCGGTAGTGACTTACCACATTTACATTTATTGCTTTTAACGTTTATCATTCTATCTAATTTACAACTACCACAATATTCAGGTGTCAATCCTTCAAAATTAAAACTAGGTTGCGATTTTCCACAATTACATTTTTTACTTTTTACATTCACCATTCCTTCTAACTTACATGAACCACAGTATTTCTTTTTTTTTCCAGGATAGTTAAAAGCAGGTTCATGCTTACCACAAACACAAATATTATATTGCTGTTTATAATTACCTTTGTGCTGCTTACACATTATAGGAGTTTCGTAATACAAACCGTAACATGCTCGTGTTCTACAATTGCTGAATTCACAAATTTTTGGCATTATATAAATTAATTTATAATTTAGTTTTTATATTGTTTTGTCCTTAAAATAATAAAGTAAGGACATTTATAAAAAACATATTTTTACAAAAAATTGAAGATAATCTTTGTAAATAAATAAATGATAAATATTAACAACAAGCAATCAACAATCAACAAGTACAAACGATGTCTTCAAGTAATAACGAGCCAGTTCGTGAGCGTGCTATTGCGCTTACTCAAAATACCAATCTTGAGAAATTACCAATAGAGTATATTGTTCATCAATATGGTGATAATGCCAAGGTCAATCTTCGCCCAGGTTATCAACGTCATTTACGATGGAGTATTGAGAACTATATAGCATTCATTTGCACTATTATGATAGTAGGATATATACCAGCTATTGTTCTTTATAAACTACATGATGATGACAGAGAAGAATTATCATCATCATATAAGCATGAATGTATTGATGGTCAGCATAGACTAAACGCCATAATTCACTATATAAAATCGGAACCTATTATAATCAACAATAAGAAGCATATGATAACCTGGTATCATGAAAAGAGTGACACACACGTATTTTACAGTAAAAATGAGGATACAGAAAAATGGAAGAATGAAACCGACAAAAAAGTATCATACATGACTGATAATGAACAATCACATTTTAATGAGTGTCGCATACCAATTGACCTGATATTGTGTAAATTAACATATGACCAACGTTGTGATATGTTTGTTTCATTACAACAAGGAAAACTAGTTCGTAATTCTGACCTTTTCAAGAATTACGTTCGCATTCCACTTATTTCACATATCCATAAAACTATGAAAATGGAAGAGACATATCGCAATACTATTTGTGCTCGTTTGACTACAAACAGTAACCAAAATTGGATATTTTGCGCAGTGCGTATGTTTATGATTATTTTAGAAAGTAACAAAGCTAACGAGTGGGTTAAAACAACTGATACCCAAATCAAAAACAAAATAAAAGAAAAAAAACCAAAAATAATGAATATTACACAAGAGCAAATTCAATTCGCAGAAACAAAAATCAATAAATGGATTTCATTTTTAGATAATTTAAATGCGAGTATAAAATTTACACCAGTTCAGATGTTAGCTACATTTGTTTATTTTCAAGAAATCAACACGGATGATGTCGATAATTTAGCGGTCAGATTAACCGAATGGGCAGGTAAGGGAACAAAGGAAATGAAACGCATGTGGTACCAGAAAGAGTATATCGAAGAACTAAATGGTTTAACACGTCAATATCAGTATTATACAGAATGTCTAGAGTATTTGCGCAGTGATTCACAACCGATTCATATAACTGTTGAAAAAAGAAAACCATTTGGTAAGCAGAAACGCAATGAATTATGGGACCGCGATTTTGGTGAAGATAATGTGGGAATATGCCATACTTGTGACAAAATAATAACTAAAACCGGAAAATGGCACGCAGGTCATATAGTTTCACATGCTGATGGAGGAAGTGACGATGATATGGATAATTTTATAGTACAATGCCGAACATGTAATTTACAATGTGGCACAGAAAACGCTTTGGTTTATAAGGAGAAAAACTATACTAATGTATAAATTATTATTTTATAATGTAAATTAACTATATGTTTTTTTATTTGATTGTTTTGAAAAAAAATAAAATATACCAATAATATTATATCATGGCTGGACTTTGTAAATATAAAAATATGTTTGGAGAACCAAACACAGGATTACGAAAATATCGTATATTCGATATAGCTATACTCGATGTAGCAGTTACAATTCTAATAGTTTGGATAATAAGTTGGATTTTTAAATTACCTTTTCTACTAACTTTAGTGGTAGTTTTCATTCTCGGTATTTTTGTCCATAGAATATTTTGTGTTCGTACTGGGTTGGATAAAAAGTTATTTCCAAATGTAGAAAAATGAATTACATAAATATATATTTTATTGTAAAATATACAATAAAATAAAAATAAGAAAAATCATAAAAATAAAAATAGGAAGATAATGTAAAAATGAAACATTGTGTGGACCTCGATTCAAATGACTTTCTAGGTGAAAACAAACAAGAACCTAAGAAACGCAGTCGTAAAACAAAAAAACAATCTGAAAAAGCAATCATGAATGATTTTTACGCTGAATTTGATAAAGACCAATCCGCAACGAAACAACGTAAGTACTATGAATGTATGCAGTATTTGTCACCACATGAACAACAACAATTCGAGAACAAATTCACAAAACCGAAACCAGGTAGTCAAGAAACTTACGCAAAATTACTCAAAAACAAATTAAAAAAAATAGTGGTAGCCACTGGTCCTGCTGGCACAGGCAAAACATTATTTGCTACAGAAATGGGTGTAAAGAATTTTTTATTAGGCCATTATGAAAAACTGATTTTTACTAGACCGTCAGTTTCAGTAGATGAGGATTTAGGTTATTTACCGGGAACATTAGAAGAAAAAATGGCCCCATGGGTAAGACCAATTTACGATATTTTATATAATTTCATTTCACCAAAAGAAGTAACAGCATTAATGGAGGATAAAATTATTGAAATATCTCCATTAGGTTACATGAGAGGTAGAACTTTTAAGAATTGTTGGATAGTAGCAGATGAAATGCAAAATTCCACAACATCACAAATGAAAATGCTTTTGACTAGATTAGGTGAAAATAGTAGATTGGTGATTACAGGAGATTTAGAACAATATGATAGAATAAACGAATTAAATGGTTTAGAAGATTTTTTAAATAAATTCAAAGGAAAAAGGTCAAGTAGTATCAGTAGTTTCGAATTCCAACGAAATGATATACAAAGAGAGGATGTAGTAAAAGAGGTTCTCGAAATATACGGAGGAGATGTCCCTGATATGTATAAATTAACAGAATCAGAAGAAGAAGAGGAAGAATTGAAAATAGAATGTAGTAATACACAAGAAGATTATTCCGATATTTCAGATACTTAGATTTTTATTGTTCTCAATATATAGATTAATTTCGCAATATAAAATATATAATTTATAAAATGGCAAAACAAACACTCTCATTTTTACGTAAAATTTGGAAATTCAAATATAATTTTAATCCTATTTTACAAAATCAATTTGTTCTCTATTTTCTATTTTTATTAGCATTAGTTCAAATCGTATATTTCTTGAATATCTGGGATTTACGTTCAGTAATATTTTTCTTAATAGTAGGATTTTTAGCATCATTTTTTAGTAAAAATATGATAGTAATATTGTTTATTACTTTAGCATTAACAAATATTATGAAATATGGAGTTCGTCCATCATTAGAAGATATGGAAAATGCAGAAGATGAAAAAGAGGAAGAAGAAGAAGAAAAAACTAATGAAAATTCAGAGGAAAAAGAGAATACAGAACCTCTCGAAAACAAAAAACCAGATATGAAAGAAGTGAATAAAGATTTAAAAGAATTCGATAACCTACAAAAAGAAATTATTACTGGTATGAAAGATATTGGAAGTCTTTTAG